GAATAATATTAAGGACGTCGTTTTAAAACTTCAATCATATACTATGGAAGTTAATAAAACGCTACTTGAAGAAAGAATTAATGTATTTTCAGATTTAGGTAATTTGAATAATAACGCTAATGAAAATATTACATTTGATAATGTCAATAATGATTTAACCAGTGTAAATTTAAGAAATTTAGTTCAGCAAGAATTTGAAACTTGTGATGATTTATAAAATATAATTTGTTATAAAATATATAAAATTATATGTAAATATTAAATAATGAATAATTCTAATTTGAAAAATGATTTACAAAAACTACAAAATGAATTCTATAATAATTCAAACAAAAATTTATTTTTAAAAAACAAACAAAAACTAAATTGTGCTACTAATATTTCATCACAGTGTGATTTAAATACATTATGCTCAAACACTTTTGTAATAATACATAACTCTAATAAAATCTTTATGGATTATACAGTATTTAAACTTTATGCTAACCCAAGTAATTATAATGATATTATTACCTATTTATACAGATTAATTCAATATTGTATAGACCAATATGGAAATTATGAAGTTCATGTAAATTTAGATACATTTTCTGTTTCTTCTTGCCATCGGTATAAAGATATATTAAAAATGTATTGTGATGTTTGTTTAAATAATGCTACTGAATTCAATGTTAAACTTATAAAGGTTTATTTATATAATATACCTAATGTATTTGAATCTATTTCACAAATATTAAATCCTTTTATAGATAAAATCGTTATTAGCAAGATGGTTAAATTTAATAAAATAGATACAAAACAAATACTTGATAATAATAATAATTCTTTAATTGAATATATCACAAAATTGAATTAAATAATATTTGTTATTTTATTTTACAAATATTATTAAAGTTTTTATAAAATGAATATCGTTATCAACAATCCTCAAAAAGCCGATAGTTTTGCTTCTTTATTTCAACACATCAAATTATTTTCAGAACATGTTAATATTATGTTTGAAAAAGAACGTGTTTATTTACAATCTATGGACACCTCACGTGTTTCTATTTTTGAAATTGAATTATCAAAATCTTGGTTTGATGTATATGAACATACACAAGCAGCTAATATTTGTTTAGGAATAAATACTACAATATTATTTAAAATTCTTAATTCACGCGATAAAGGACAAAAATTAAATATTATTTATGATAATCAAGATAGTGATAAATTATTCGTTCATTTTACTTGTGAAAATAAAGAAATATTTGATAAACATTTTGAATTACCATTAATGGATATTGAATGTGATATTATTGGAATTCCTGAAATGGATAGTCAAGCAGATTTAACAATAAATTCAGCAAATTTTGCGAATATTATTAACCAGTTACAAATGTTTGGTGAAGATTTATTAATTGATTGTAGTGAAGAAAAAATTACATTATGTGCGACCAGTCAAGAAACAGGTAAAATGATGGTTGATATAAATATTGATGATTTAGATGAATTTGCTATTAATGATGGAGAAACTATATCTTTGTCATTTGGTCTTAAATATTTACATAGCATTTGTATGTATAGTAAATTGGCAAAAGATATTGAAATTAAATTAACTCGCGATTTCCCAATGAAAATTACATATTCTTTAGGAGATGAAATTTCTAAATTAGTATTTTATTTAGCGCCAAAAATTAATGACGAATAAAAATGTTATATTATATTATATAATGCCTAGAATTCCTAGTTCGTTATCGAGAAGTAATTCAAGAAGTAATTCAAGAAGTAATTCAAGAAGTAGTTCAAAATCCAGAAGTAATAAAAAAAATAAAACTTTTAAAAACCGCCTTCCTGTTGGTAAAAAAATGCCTGTATCACAAATTGAAAGACTTATAACAAATCACAAAAGGTTATATCCAGGTGAATACGACGAACCTTATTACACCAGAACATCTAAACTATTAAAAGAATTACGTTTTGATAGAGATTTAAATTTATCACAAATACTTGGTATAGGTCAAGCTATTAGTTCAGCAAATGCTTATTCGAAACAAAAATTAAATCTTTAAAATATTATACTTTTTCATTGTTTTCCTATGCTTAAAACATTGAAAACCGCGGCTTAAATTTTTTTATTTGATAAATGATATCACTTTGACCATCTTGACAATGAACTCCGGACATTGAACCTATTCCGTGATTTAATACATTGTCGCTAGCAAATGATGGTATATAAACTGGATTTTCTGGTTTTTCTATACAAAAAAATGCGTTATCACTATCTAGAACGGCTTGAATATCTTTAAATAAAACATATCGTATTGGTAACCCCAAATGTTGAATATGAAAATATATTGGATTATTTATAACGACTTGGTCTAACCTAGCCCAAGTTTCTGGCCGTGTCCAATCATCTTTTATTTCACAACTACACCCATAATACAACGCATTATCTTTTTCTCCCAGATTAATCATAGTTTTTATGATTGATTTATTTGTTAAGTAATAATTTTCACCCACTTTAAAAGTAATGTTCTCACCTATATTAGAATAAATATATTGATTTATATTCAAATCACCTTCTATCATATCATAACCCATTCTTGTTATTGGTATTATTATTCCTTCTTTAACCTCTAATTCATGTGGAGGTTCGGGTTCTTGTGGTATTGATACTCCTATAGATGGTGTGTCTGGTATATCAAATTGGTCTATATCATTAAATGGAATATTTTGAGGTTGTATCTCTTGTATTTCTTGAGATGGTCTTTGTTCTGTTTCAATATTATTTGATGAAACGTTTTCTTCACTTTGAGAACTTTGTATATTGGGTTGATTTGATTGTTCTTGTATATTATTGTTTTCATTTCCACCTACACTTAATAATGAAGGCCACCCACGACGATGAGATAATTGGATATAATAATTAAAAAAATTCATAAATTCTGGTAATAATGAAGAGAAATGCATATCATTATCGCTTATTGGACTATTGTTATATTCAGTCAACGCATATATTATTTTTTTTGAGAATACTTCAAATGGCAATAATTGTATTGTTCCATTAAATAAATGTTCTGATATATTTTTGGCTGTCCATTTAGCAAACCTCATTACATTATCTATATTGTATTGTATATTTTTCATTCGTTTCATCAAAATAGATACATACATTAAATCGCTTATAAAACTTATGTAATCATCATAATCTAAATTTCCATCACCATCTATATCATATAAATTAAATACATTCGTTATCACTTCGCCCAATATATTATCAAATTTATATTGAACTGAAAATATTTGATTTACCATAGTTTGTTCATATGATTGTTCCATTTTTATTTTATTATTGGTTATATTATAAATAGAAAAATGAAAACAGCAAAAAAAAAATTGAAAAATCTTGTAAAAATTATTAAATCTAATATGTATATAGATATCTTGAATTTATAATGGAACAACCACTTGATGAAACACATTCAACCCCAATGAATATAGAAAATACTCAAGAACAAATGATTATAGACGATGAAGAATACGCAAGACAGTTACAGCAAGAATTCTATCAGGAAGCATTATTAGAACAACAACAAGAAGAAGAACGACGCAAACAATTACGTAGATTAGAAAATGAAGAAAACGCACGTATTCGTATTCAACAAGATATGGAATATTTAGAATGTTTGAACGTTATTCCTAAAAATAATAGAACTATTGAAAATAGTGAACCTGTAATTATACCGCATATACCACCACTTCATGATTCTTCAATAATAGAACCTAACCCTGAACCTGAGATTATAAAACCACCAGAACATTTTATTTGTCCATTATCTAACAAAATAATGGATATACCAATTCGTGATATTGATGATAATATATGTTATGATAAAAAAACACTTTTACAATATTTAAAAGAAAATAATAATAAAAATCATAATGGCAAATTAATTGATAAACAAAATTTGATTACAGATAATATTTTAAAAACAGAAATATTTTTATGGCTTAGAGAACATCCAGATTATAAGGAATAAATAATTGTTCGTTAAAAAATGTAAAATCTAAACAATAATATATTATATATTTCATTGAATTATATAATATGAATTTTCTATTTAATATTATCATTTTTTTATTAGTTCTCTTTCTTTATATTCATATAACGCATCAATTAAAAACAAGCGAAGATTTAGAAATATATGAATTAGATTATACAACTAACCAACATTTACAAGAAGTTTGCGATATAAAACAACCTGTTCTTTTTGAATTCAATTCTCTTTGTCCTGAGTTTTATGAAAATATTAATAATGAAACTATTATTAATTTTGATAAATATGATGTAAAACTTAAAGATATTAATGATTATTGGAACCCGAATATTAATAATGTTGATTATTTAGTATTGCCATATCAAAGCGCAGCATCCCTAATATCAAGTGACCCTAAATCTAATTATTTTATAGAAAATAATAATGAATTTGTAGAAGAAAGTGGTTTAAACCAAGAATTTTACAATGTAGATATTTTTTTAAAACCTACAATGAATTTACAAACCAAATTTGATATTTTATCCGGTTCTAAAAATTGTATAACGCCATTACGATATCATACTAATTATAGAAATTTTTATAGTATTCATTCTGGTAAAATTACTATTAAAATGACACCATGGAAAAGCACCAAATATTTACATTTAATTAAAGATTATGAAAATTATGAATTTCGTTCTCCAATAAATGTTTGGAATACACAAACTCAATATAAGAATGATATGGATAAATTAAAATTCTTGGAATTTGATGTTAACCCTGGATATATATTATATGTCCCTCCATATTGGTGGTATAGCATTAAATATTCTGGGGATAATAATTTACTATGTGGTATTACTTATAATTCTATTATGAACTATGTAGCAAATGTACCTAATTTAGTTTTATATTTTATACAACAACATAATATTAAGAAGAAAATAACCAAAACGCTGGATATTGAAGATAAAGAAAATGTTAGTGAAATGAAAACAGAAAACGAATCTGAAAACGCAACAACTATATAATTTATTTCCGATTGATAACAACTTCTCTTAGAACATTTTTCATTATTTTATCCATAAATTTTTCTTCTTCTTCGTCATTACGAGAACCTAACGCTGCTAATGATAATTTTATAAATTCTTCATTTTCCCAAGTATCCAATTTTACACAATCCGGATATTTTGCTTGCCATCTTGGTAGTTGATTTAAATTCAATTGTGCTACTTTTTTAACAACCTTTTTGAATTTATTTTTATCTATATTCTCTTTCGTCCATACATTTTCATCTTTTATATATAATGTTTCTCTTTTGAAATCTGTACAATGCATTGGTCGTTTCTCTACTTCCATATCCCTCATTCCATTGATTATTATTCTTGAAATACCTTCTACATAACCCAATTTCCCTGTTGCTTCAAAATCTTCTACATTTAATTCCAATGAATTAACAAAATCTGTTATATTAACTGCGTCTTTACACGTTTCATTGAGAAAAAAATTCAAATTGAATTGTTGTGTATTATTCATTGTATTATTCACTACATATTGATTTTTAGATAATTCCAAAATTTTATTATTCTGTTGTATCAATGTGTTATGTAATTCTTTTGTTTGTTCTACTAAAAAACTTTGTATATCTTTACTTTGTTTTAATATTTCTAATACTAAATCGCTTGAAATAGCCGTTTTTGCTGGTTGTATATTTTTGTCATTATCTATATTTGTGCTATGTTCTCCGTTATCTTTACATTTTTTCATATGTTTATTTAAATTTGTTTTATTGCTATATTTTTTGCGACAATTTTCACAAATAATATCATTATTCTTACTAATATTATTTATTCTATTATAATGTTTAATAGAATTATTATGGCGGTCATAATCATATTTTTTACTCGTAGAAAAGTCACAACATAAACACATATATTTTTGTTTATGGGCTAATTCGTTTTTTTCGTTCCAATCCGTTCCATTTGCGCTGTTACTGATATTTTTTTTTGTTTTTTCATTATTATTTAATTGCTCAGGTAGTGAAGTCATATTAATAATTATTTTTTCAGTATTATCTGAGTTCGTAAAATTTGTTCCGTCCATATAGATATTGGAATATATTTTACGACTAAATTAAACTAATTAAAAAAACATAAAAAATTATGCTAACAATTTTTGAATGATTTTTTTGGGTTTTAGACGATTACCGAGTGAAGTGAACTTTTTACAAACATTTTCCTTCAGGTTTTCAAAATTGGACATTTTTAAAATGTCCATTTTTGAAAAGTTAACTACTAGTTTTGTACAAACTTTTTCATTGAGACTGAAAAATATTGTTTTAATGTTTTTATACAATTTGGTATCATAAACCGTTTGTTAAATTAAAATATAATTTTTGTTTAAAATGTGGTAACAAAATAGTAATTATTCACTATTTTTCCAAAAATAAATAATTTATAAATATACTATATAATGGCAAAGTGGATAAAAGAAATCATTATTTCTTCAATTGCTCTATTAATTTTAGATGGAGCATATATTACTTTAAATCAACGTGCTTTTGAAAATCAAATAGCATCAGTGCAACGCGTTATTTTACAAGTGAACCTATTAGGAGCAATTATATGTTATTTTTTCTTAATTTTCGGTTTAAATTATTTTATTATAAGTAAAAAAAGAACATTGTTAGATGCGTTTTTATTCGGTTTAATAATCTATGCTGTTTATGATAGTACAAATTATGCCTTATTTAAACAATGGAAACCTCTTTTAGCAATAATGGATGCTATATGGGGAGGTTTATTATTTGCTTTAACTACTTTCATTACTTATTCTACTGCTTAAATAAAATATTTATTACAAAATTCTTCAACATTCATTTGTTTTATATTATTTCCTAGAGACATTTGTTGTGTTTCTTTTGATTGTTCATCTGGAATATAACTATATAAACTATAAAAATCATCTTCGTCATCATCATTCATTATAATTTGTTTACTTTCATTACAAATTCTATAGTTATATTTAGTCAACCTCTCTTTCCAAGTAGGAGAAAAATAAGAATAATACAACCAATTATAATAATATTCATTTACAAAATCAATATTTGTTGCTTCAAATAAATTGGATACTTCCCTATGTATTTGATATTTACATACATAAGGTAATACTTTACATCCCATTCCTTGTGAATGTTCTACTGTTTTATATTGTTCTATATCATTATCGCACATGATTAATCGTAATTTATTTGGTTTTTGTAAAGTTTCTTTTTGTTTTTTATTTTCAGTGTTAATTTTGAAATACAATTGAACAAATTTATGTAAATCATATTTGCTGTTACATAAATTCCAGACAATAGTTCCTATAATAAAATCTTTTTTTGTTTCAATCCAAGAATTATATTGTTTTATTATAAAAGTTTTAAAACTTTTGCTATTTTGATTTTCATATATTTCATGATAATGTTTTAATAAATAGTCTAATGTTTCTTCTTGAAACCCAGAATAATATAATTCATATGCCCAAAATAAAGCTTCATCAGTTTGTTTCTCTAACAATGCTATAAACAATGAATGTAATACATCTTCTTTAGAATATAGATAACGTGTAAATATTAAAGGATAATCTGATTTATTATCTTCTATAGTAATAAACATATTTTCGGTATTAGTTGTCATTTTGTATAATATTCATTTAATAATTAATATTATAATATTTTTCAATTTTTTTATTATTTACACTTCATTAGAGGAAGGTCTTTCATTATCTGAAACTTCTTCTATAATTGGTTTATTTAACGAATTATTTTCATTAGAAAAAATATTGTTTCCATCACCAGAAAAAGAATGAACAAATTTCTTATAAAACGATTTATAAGTATTTTGTAATTTGTCAAATCGCATATTGAATTTACCATCCATAAAACGACTATCAATATTCTCAACAACCGCTTTATCTTGTAACATGGTATTGTACATTGTATTTTTCGTAACCATATCTCCAAAATTATTTTGCCAAAAGTTACGATATGTTTTTACAAATAGTTTACTCTTGTTTTCACCAATAGGTAAAGCAAATGTAATAACAGTACTTACAAAATCACCAAATATGACTCTTGCTACAGTTGTATGTGGTAAAATAAATTCATTTTCAATGACCAAATCTTTCACTCCAAAGACTTTACGCGCTATACTATCTTCACCTGCTTCATAAAAATAGCGACTCTTATAATGATGTTTTCCTACTAACTTTGGTGGTTCTTCTTTAGTTGGATTTGGACGCTTAGCATTACCAAATGTATGCACAAATGCTATGTGCATAATATCAAGAGAGTTTTCACTTAATACTCTAGAATAACAATTATATTCCATATCAAGATGAACTAATGAACAATTTTGTGCGATTTCTGGTTCCACAAAAATTTGCTCTTCTAATTCTGTAACATTTACTCCGCGTGGTTGTTTCATCGTATTAATATAAACCCAACCATTCTTATCTACAATATCATATTTAGGCAAATCATATACAGGAGATGGATGAAAACAAATACCAGGAACGTGTGTTAAAGTTCCATTACAATTGAATTCATATCCGTGATAAGGACACATTACATTATTGTTTACAATTTTTCCAGCGGATAATGAAGCACCTTTATGAGAACAAACATCGTCAAGAGCATTATAGTTTCCATCGTTATTTTTCCAAACAACATAATTTTTATTCCAAATCCTTGCCTTGTATGGTTTATTTTTAACAAAATCGCTTGATTTTCCAACAACATACCATTGTAAATCATATTTATCTTGGTCTGTTAATTCATTGTATGTCAATCTTGGATAATTCAATAAAGTATTTGCTGGCAATTCTTGTTTGGATGAAAACATTTTAGTTAGTAAAAAAGAATAACATTTTACATTTGTAATTAAAAATCCAGCAATTGTAAATAGCAAAATATTAAAATTCATTATATTATTTAGTGATATAAATTTATCTTTAAATACTCTATAATAAATAATTATGAGTACAATTAAAAATAAGAAAAATAAATCAAAAAAACAAAGAACTCGTAGTGTTTATAAAAGAGGTGGTTTTAAAAAATCAGTTCGCATAAATGGTAAATATAATATCAATAATCGCGAAAAATCCAATATTATAAAAATGTTCTTACAAGTTCTCAATATGGTTAAGTTATATCATTGGAAAACACACTCGTTTTCACAACATAAAGCAACAGATGAGTTATATGAAAGGCTAAATGAGAATATTGATAAATTCGTAGAAATTTTATTAGGAAAAGACCAATCAAGAGTAAAAATGTTGGAAAAAAGAATAGATTTAACTGATAGTGATAATTTAAAAGATTTCAAATCAAAAATATTTGAATATAGAACTTTTTTGAGTGATATGAATATGTTTTTTGATAGTAAAAAAGACAGTGATTTATTGAATGTTCGTGATGAAATATTAGGTGATATCAACCAATTTTTATATTTATTAACTTTTGATAAATAGATATATTATTACATTCATGGTATATCAACATAATACATTCTATTTTCGTCGGCATTATAATGCGCACCTATATTGGGTATATTAACGCCATCAGTAAAAAATCCATAACATTCTAATAATGTATTTTTATAATAAGTCATAGGTCTTTCAATGATAGAAATTTCATCGCCTTTAACTACTACCCTAGATAACCAATCTTCATAATAATGTCTCCTAGTAGTTTTTATTGGTTTTTCTACATTATTTATATAAGAACATCGCGCAAACCAAAAGTTATACCAAATCCAACCAATTCCGCCAGAAAAAAATCCTACTTTATTAATTTTTGGAAATGTCGTAAAAATCTCGTCTATCATTTCAAAGTTATTTAATATAATATTATAATGTTGGTTTCTACAAGGTTCATAATTATTAAAATGTGACAATCCTTTAGAATGAAAATATAATATAATATCAGTATCATTATTATGAATTTGTCCTAATTCCCATACTTTCATAATACCTCTGTATTCAAATTCTTCTTCATAAAAACATTCAATTACTACAGTTGGAAATATATGAATTACATTTTGTTTGAATATTTGTTCGTTTTCTTTTTGAATAGTAGCAATTATATAAATTTTACAATTATTATTAATTATAATATTTATTTGATTAAGTAACCAATCCATATAATTATCATTTACTAAACAGTTTATATAATAAACAATAAAATAATTAAAATTGATAATAGCATTATCCTCATTTATTTCAGTATTATCTAAAACTAAATGATTATATTTTTTAGAAATTTTAATTAAATTCATATAATAGTGTAAAATAACAATATATTTATATGTGTTTTTAGAAATTTTATATAAAATCATATAAAAAAATAATCATATTAAAAATATAATGAAAATTATAGATGGATTTACATTTTATAA